ATCATTGCTGCTGGCTGAGTATAGAACTTCCAGTTCTCAGGCTTGACTAACATCGTTGCTTGCTCTCTAGGTATGTGGTCTGGTATCGGAACTTCGCCTGACATAATAGCCCACCAATGGTCTTCTTCTGGTGCGTTGGTATCACAGATAACACCTGACCAGCTAGAACCACCTTCCCTCATGCTTGGATATCGACCAACACGCATAGTACACGCATCAACAATACTCTTTGGTATCTCTCTTGCTTCGTTAATCCATATCCCAGTTAGCTCGAGTGACAATAACTTCTTTACATCTTCTGGTCTATCCAATGCTAAAAAAATTACTTCGAGGTCTAAATCATTCATAAGAATGTGGTGAGTGTAAGGAACAGACCAATGAAACTTCCCCCACTCATTCTCTGGAAACCAATCCAACCATGTCTTGATTGTTGTAGTTCTAAGCTGTGGATTTGTATTTCGTATGATAGCCCAGCGTGATTTACGCACTCCATCATCATTTGGCTTCTGCTCGAGAGCCCTTCGGAATACTTCAACACAACACGCAACAGATTTACCAGAACCAACTGGACCTCGTATGCCACGAAAAAAACTACTATCCTTCATAAAATCTTTGAGAACTTTACCATCAGGTTTGTAAGTAAACTTCATCTCAGACCTTTATCAGTTCCAGCCTTTAATAATTTTTCTATAGTTTCCTGACCTTGTGCTTCGATAAAACTATCTAGCATTTTATTAGTGATGAAGGAAGCTGTATGTTTCTCGTCAAAGTATTGGAAATGTATCTTCCTTACAAGCTGACGTAACATACGATGTTCTTCTGGTTTGAGAGTGTTTATAAAACTCATGAGAACTTTCTATGTGATGCTGTCTTCTTTGCTATCTTCTTTGGTTGTCGAGATACTTGTTTACCTTTTCGCATGGCTGCTCTTTTCTTTCGAGTTGTTGCTCGATACTCTTCATCCGTTAAAGATTTTATTGCTGACTCTGGTAAATACCTCTCCCCAGTTTTGAGAGAGGGTTTACCAGACTTGGTTCGCCACTTCTGTCTTGTCCATGCTCGTAGACTTCTTTGACTCTTTGCTAAAGCCATCAGCGATATCCACCACCTTTGGCTTTATATTGTTTGGCTAACATCTGTGCCTTTCGTGCAGACCATTGCCCTGGTCTTCCACCTTTACCACTAGCCTTAATTCTGCGAAATAATGCAGCTCTCATCTTTGGCTTGGTGTAGTTTCCAGCTGCGTTAACTGCCATTACTTCTTCTTCTTTTTAGAAGCCATAATCTTTGATTGCAGTTGTTTAGGAAGAGTCTTCTGCTTTGCAGTCAAACCATTCTTCTTCGCTGGTGGTCTTCCTTTTTTACTTCCGTAAGTTCCTTTTCCCATAGGCATAGTGTTATCCTTTCTTTTTCTTGGCTTTATTTCTTCGTGAGATTGCTGCTGCCTTTCGTTTTGCGTCGGCTTTGCTTGATGCTCCCCACGCTCTTAGGCTGAGAAGAAGTCTTGTTGGTCTGCCCTTTGAGTCCCTTTCCGGCCCTCGCATTCCCCCCATCCTTGCTAGAAAGCTTGCTCTTCTTGGGTTGTCCCCTGACTTTACTGGAGCTTTTAGAGTTCCTCCCTTGTAGCTTGCTCGACCTTTTGCGTTCAAGCCGCCCTTCGGATTCTTCCCTGCCTTTCTTTGCCACGCTGGAGTTTTCGGCATCTTTTCTCCTTCTCAATATATTCGACATTAACACAGCAACACGCATAATCAATCCCTTTAACTGTAAAAAAATATTTATCAAGCTTTTTTCTCCATAAATGTTAGTGAACTACCCCTTGCAACTGTGGTGGTGTCACTTTTGGGGTGCCACCCACCTACAGTTATATTCCACAGCATACTATCAGCAAATCATGATAGGTCTATGTTGACTGATATCGAACCAATATGATTATGCATTACTCTGTCTACTGCTTTGAAACCAGCCCTATCTAGTAAATCTTTGCTAGCTTCTAGTTGCACATACTCACTCTTTGCTTTATCAGAGAGGTTTACCAACTTACTCAGGGCTTTCGTAGCATTCATACTTAGCTGTTCGTTGATGCAAGTCATCATATACTGTTGCACATGTGGCAATCTCAGAGCCTTGCTAGCTGTGACTCTGCCTGATTCTCCAGCACTGTATCCAGCTTGTTTACTCGCATCTGTGATTGAGCCGCCACTTGCTACGAGTGTATCAACCAATGCTTTCTGCTTTGTTGTAAGCCTGTGTGTCATTTGCCATCTCTCCTTCTTCATCATGCTAGATTGTACCAGCTACGATTTAACCTTGTATTTATCCACCATGTCAAGGTCTTAATTTCACTAGCTGCTCTTTTTCAGCCCCCAAAACAGCCACCAAGAGGTCATTTGAGATAATGTCTCCGAACGCTCTTCACGAGTGCACGTAAATGCTTCACCCATAATATAGTCCTTTCATGATGTTAATTTACTGACCAGTCTTACCATCAAACGACATTGGTAGAGTGCGGTGCAGTCTTGCCAGCAGAAGTGTGCTGGCTGGTCTTTGTATTACCCAACAACTAATTTCCCCTTGCTGGTAGACGCAATTCCTCGCGGAACAAATTAGATGTTGCTCTACAGTCGTTTGCTGGACACCTGTTTGCATAAATTAACAAACTATGAAAGGAGTAATATTATGAGTAAAGATTTAGTACACAACGTGAGAGCATTCTACGACATTATCACAAATGACTGGCAGCGTTATTACGAGCTGAAAAAGGCTAGTGAAGACCTTGAATGGAAGATAAATAACAAGGATAAATACATAGCTGATACATCTAGCGAGTATGATGCAGAATGGGAGAGATGCCAAACGACTAACACAGTCTCCACCACGCTAGAAAGATTGGATAATAAAATCGAGCAAGCTCAGCAGACTCAATCAGAGTTGCGAGTTATGAAACAAGCTGTGGATAAAGTGCTTGAGTCTCAGAACCTAGAGTCACTACCTAGAAGGACTCTTGCTGAGATGCCAAAGCGTGCAACAGAGAATGTTGACAACACAGCATCAACAAAGAAACAGCTTAAGTCAGAAAGCTAATCACGAAAGACCTGAGCAAGTCGCTAAACTGCTCATCTAATAGCAAAGGAGAATAGCATGAATACTGTAGATAATAGACCAGCTTGGGTTATAGAGTTAGAGAAGTCAGACCCAGAGACTTATGAGTACCTAGTAGATAATCACCATCAATGTAACTTAGAGTATTGGGAAACCAATGGTCTGCCTTATACAAACTTTTGGGATAAGGAGTGATTATGTTAGAGCAAGTAATAGCCTTATACCTACTAGGTAATCTATTTATATTAATCTTTATCTTATACCTATGGAGAAAGCCATGAAGTCAACTATAGAAGAGATACTTGGAGTAGCATTTCTGCTACTCTGGTTTACCATTTTATTCTCAGGATTATTTGAGCAGTTCATGCTAGGGGTTATCGAGACCTTTAGCTGACCAGCTCTAGCAACAATGGTGCCAGCGTCCAGCTTGGCACTCATTGGTTGCGTCGAGCTGCAAGCAAAAGGGGGAGTGGGGGCTGGCAAACTACTTGGCGGCTCAGCCATCAGATTGAATTGTGTAGTAACGAGTATGAGTATTCCATAAAAATGAAAGGAGAAAGCTATGGAAAAAATATACAATGATGAATTTAAATTGAATGACGAGGAGATGTTTATACTAGATAGAACACATGGCAAACGTATTGCACAGCTGAAGATAGATAGAAACGTAGAGATATATTCAGCAGCAAAAGGTAAGTACCTCGTAGTAGAATGGGAGCATGGATTCTGTCAGCGTAAATTCTACAACACATTGTCAGAAGCAATCCAGCATTGTGTTGAACTTAGAAAAATCTATGACAGAGTTAAACTGAAATACTCCCATGCATACGGAGGTGTAAGTATAAAGTAGCCGACCCTCTAACAGTAACATCTTGCTCTCTGGTCAAGGATACCCTTCGGCACTTCGTGTCCTTGACCATGCAATCTGTTTCTGTTCTGAGGGCTTGTAAATTTTTTAACAAATGATAAACTAAACATGGAGAAAGCAATGAACAAAGAAACATTCTACTATTCGAAAGAGATTCTTCGACAGATAGATTTCGCTGATGCAAACGCACGAAACTGTTGGGGAGTAATCGTTGGACATACTTGTTTTGCATTACCGGAATCAAAGGAACGCAGAGCTGGTATCAAAATGATATGCAATGGATTCAAGCACAAAGGCAGAGTCGACATTGACCTGACTTGGGCTGATGACTACACCATAAAGTTCTACAACAAAGATGGAACAAAAATCAAAAAAACTCTGGAGCGTGTGTATGCTACAGAGCTTTGTCGTACTCTTGATATTCACATTGAGAGTGGACCTGAGTCACCAGTACCAGAGTTACAATTCACAACAACTGTTACGGAGGTAAACTAATGGACAGAACAGACGCAAGAGTAAATATGATTAACGATAGATACACAACTCAAAAGCATAAGATACTCCATCATCTTGATAGGTTTGGAAGTATCTCACCACTTGAAGCACTCAAACATTATGGGTGTATGCGACTTGCTGCTCAAATACTCGAGCTAAAGAAAGACGGAGTAGAAATCGTTACAACAATGAAACAGCAAGGTGACAAGCAATGGGCTGAGTACTGGCTTGAAGAAAGATTCAGAAGAGAACACAAGCAAGTAACAGACTTCAATCTTGCCAGGAGTGGTGAGTCAATGCCGTTACCAAAAGCATTCTTCAAACAGGAGCGTGAGCATTATGAAAACATCAGTGCTGACCCATACGAATGGAGTGAGGAAGGACATTGACCAAAGAAAACGTAGGAACATTTGTGTGGAATAATCTAACACACAATGTAACAGTTCGGAGAGACTATCTGAATTACTCAGAGTCTGGTATGCCCTATGTGGTAGACCACTTTGAACTGCATGTAACTGATGTAAATGGTAACAAAGTAAAAAGTCCGTTGACAGAAACTGGGTATCGTTCGTACATGCTCGCACGAAAGTCAGAGCATTACGGAGGTACAACTCATTGTGACGAACCAGTCACCAATGAGCAGTTTCTTGTCAGCATAAAAGAAAAACTAGGCGAAGAGCCAAAACAAAAGGAGTTAATGTTATGAGTATACAAAAATCAGTAAGAGGTAAACAAATGGTAACACTAGAAGAAAGAGTACAAAAAGACTTTCTATTCTATCAATCACTACACGAAGATGAAGAACGAATCAAAAGCTGGGACGTTCGATATTCGTTTGGCAAAGTAAAAGAAGCACTCGAAAGTATTAAAGAGATGTATCACTTTGTAGATGACTCACGCAATGAAGCTAACGTACCTAATCTAATGGTACGAGAGATTCATTACGGAGATGACAAGTGAGTCACCCAATCAATGAGCAAATCAAAGATACTGTCAATGACGAGCTAGACAATCTGACAGTATCTGAGCTACAATCTATGGTTGAAACATTAGGAATGAACTCAGTAGTTCTTGATGATTTCTTGCGTGATGTAGCAGAACAAATGTATGAGCAACTACATCTGAAGTTGTAAAAAAAAAGGGTGGCCTAACAAGCCACCCAGTTTGAAGGATTAATATCATGATTACTAAAAACCAGATTAGAATACTATCAGCTTTGTACTATCTATCAAAGGAAAAAAAACAAAGAATAGTATTATCAAACCATGTTTCTAAACTGATACCAGACATGAGACAAGGAACACTATCGGCAGCATTGAATCTTCTCGAGCATAAACTTGGATTAGTAATATCACTTCCTTGTGATTCAGTAACAAGATTTATGTATGCAAATAAAAAAGCACCGAGTACAATTAGAAAATATTATATTACCGGAAGTGGAAATAAATTAGTCAACATGTACTTGCAAATGGTGAAGCGAGATGATAATAATGTTGATTATGAAAAGTTATCTGCAGCAGCTTACGCAACAATCCGAACAGCTGAACGTCGACTTACGCAAGGCTTTTAACTGGGCTGGATTATCAAAGACAACATACTATCGACAGCTAAGAGGAACAGAGTTACGTTATGATACTGCTGCAAAAATTGAAAAGGCTATTGAACAGCTTGCGACACTCCAAAAAAAATGAAAGTTTGGATTCCAAAGCATCAGTATCCTGTGATGTATGCAATCAGATAACGCAATACTTTTATGTTTCTTCTTATAAAAATACAAAGATATGTATGAAATGTTATGAGGAGTACAAATGGTCAGCAAAAGTAAAGCAAAAGGAAGTTATCACGAAAGATGGTTTCTAAAATTATTTAATAGTTTAGGTATACGAACAAAGAAACAACCACTATCGGGCAGTTTAGGTGGTGAGTACAGAGGGGATTTGACTGTTGATGTAGCTGGCAAAAGCTTAATAGTTGAAGTCAAGTACAGAGATAGCAGTCAATTCCCTAATGTATTTAATTTACTAGAAGACAAAGACCTTGCTGTATGTAAACGCAAGAAGGGCTCTCCAAGATACTGCGTCATAATCAAAGACGAAGTATGGGAAGATGTCTTTGCATATCTCATACGGCACGAATCAAACATAGATTAAAAACAGGAGTTCCAAATGGAAATACAAATCAATTTTGACAACCTTCAAATCGAAACACTAAACATGAACTTGGAAAAAAATTCTGAGAAGCCAGCGACTGGCAAACAGTTGTGGAAGTTACAAAACCAAGTTCTCCGTAACTTACGCATTATTGATACTTTGAAAAAAGCGTGTACCACCTATCACATTGAGGACAAACAATACCATGAGATTACAGAATGGGAGGATATCATGGAAGATATGACTAAACTCTCATTCCCAATCTCGTTAGAGAAAGCTAGCAATCTAATCAAACAGCTAGTCAATATTGAGAAGGATAGCTTGAACTATCACAAGAGATTTATCGAGAAGAAACTAACCAAAAAGAAGGAGTCATCATGATTGAAAACAAAATACATTTAGTAAAAGACGGAGTGGGAGCTGTTGAATACATTCTCTCATTCCGCACACCAACCTTTGCAAACATCAAAATGAAAGATGAACTGAAAGAGATTGATGGTGTAGAAATAAATGGAACACTAATTACTTGTCAAGATTCTACTGCTGCAATGAAAGCAAGTGACGTACTGCAAACATACTTGACACCTATGAACAAAGCAGAACTTGCATCTCGCATATCGAAATGGAAATATCTTTTCTACAAACCATACAACTCAACTATGGAAGAGGTTGAAGAAAGGAGTCAGGCAATCCTCGAGCAACTTGCTGAACTGCCAGCAGATTGTGTTCATCATGCTCTTGGTATGGCAATCCGCACTTACAAAATCTTTCCGTCGTTCTCTGAGGTGTTTGGGATTATGAAAAACAATGTCAATGAACGACAAAACTTTGCAGCTCAGATAGATAAAATTCTTGACCAGTTGCATCAATGAAACTATGATGTCTATATAAATAAGGAGAAAGCACATGGACAGAACAAAATTCATGGGTGGTAGCGATACTATCCGATTAGTAAAAGGTGACTGGGAAAGTCTCTATCTCGAAAAAATTGGAGAGAAGCAGCCAGAAGATTTGTCTGACAATTTACAAGTTCAGATAGGTATCGCAACAGAACAACTCAATGTTGAGTGGTTTATCAAGCAACACAGCAATCATCTTGATATGAATATGATTGAGAGAAACAAGAGTATCGGAATCTATTTGATAGATGACGTACCTTGTGCTGCAAATCTTGATGGCTTGATTACACAGTACCAGGAGCAGAGACAATGGGTTCTCGAGTGCAAGCATACCAATCCATTCAACTCTATCCAAGATGTTATCGAGAGATACATGCCACAAGTACAATTCTATATGCACTTACACAGACACATGATGAAACAACGACCAATACGAACTCGTCATCATTGTGCTGGTGCATTCATATCAATCATTCAAGGCAATGGTAGTAAGTATCATCAGTCCCATATCGAGTACAATGAACTGTACGCAGAAAAGATTATGGAGCTAGTGAAGAAGTTTTGGTTGAACCATGTTGTGCCAAGAGTCAAGCCAGCTGACAATGGGGTTGCGGACCCACCAGAGGTCAACGCAATCCCCATTGATAGAAAGATTCAAAAGAGTATGACGCACAGTAATGAGTTTACCAATGATACACATGAGTACATACAGACTATGGCAGAAGCAGAGAAGCATGCAGATGCAAAGAAAAGACTGCTTAGTCATGTAACTGACGATGTGTATGAGATGTACAATGATTACCTAGTAATATCAGTATCAAAGACCGGAAGAAGAAGTATTCGGCTGCGTAAGCCAATACAACTTGCTTATGACATAATGAAAGGAGAAAGCAATGGACGGACTAAACAATCAGATTAGACAAGGAAAACTGCTTGCAAAGCTAGTAGTGTTAGCAGAACTACAAAGCTACATTACAAAGCAGAAGAATCAGCTTGAACTGGAACTAGCAGCAGAACAAGCTGATATGAAAGAAATAGAAAGAAAGGAGAAAGAACGTGACCAAAGATAATATCTATACAGCACTCATGAAATGTGAGTTCAAAAAAGTAAAAGTTGAGGGTAACAATGCAATGTTCAATGCCAAGTATATGAAGGTGAAGGACATCATACCTATGATTGAAATGGAGTTGCAAAAGCAAAACATCATTTGCATTGGTACTATGAAAGTGAATGAACATAATTCACCGATACTCAACATACAACTGCGACACATACCTAGCGATACATTCATCGAGAGTGAGTGTACTTGCTTGGACGATACCAAGAAAGGCAGTCAGCAAATTGGTAGTGGCATTACCTATATGACACGATACATTTTGCAACGGCTGCTTAACTTAGTGCCAGATGAAAGCACAGATGATGACGGTAATGAATCTAGCAAGTCTGGTACATTTCAAAAACCTAGAAAAGTAATTAGAAAGGACAACTATGGAATATGATAACACAAATACTGGTGCAGTTTTTCAACCGAACAATGAAGAACTGAGTGGTACTGGTACACTCAATGACAATGGCAACGAGAGTCGAGTATGCGTTGTCAAATCAACACAGAAAGATGGTAGCGTAGTGCGTGACATCTACATGAAAGTTGGTCGTATGTGGGACAATGAAAGCTCTAATGGAATGGCACCACAGTTCACTGGTACGATTGATTTACCATCAGACAATAGTCGAGTTGCAGCATGGGTCAAGCAAGGCTCATATGGTATCATGCTGTCTCTTAAGCTATCACCAAAACAAGAACAGGAACAATCATCTGTTGACAATGATACTGAATCAGATGATATTCCTTTTTAGGGTGGTGCTTTCTCCAAAGATGCCCTAAAACATGCTAGGAGGTCTATTACTGCTCTGCTTGCCAGACCTCCTAGCTTTCAAAGAAAGCACAGAATATGTTTACAAAAATGACACACACAGTAATTCTCATGCTTACAATCGACCTCGAGTCAGCAAGAGAATGCCAGGCACTAAGCGAAAAAGTTTACAACGAGAACAGATGCTTTGAAGCCTACAATATCTACAGCACAATCCCACCAAGAAAACCAGATAACTTCGAGGATATTATTTCTCTGTACATAGAAAGGACAAACGTATGGAAATTAAGAAAATAGATATTAGAAAAAAATATAATAATAATAAACAGAAGTATGTTGATATGATGATAATGCGAAATGGTGTTGATAGTGTGCAAAAATTACATGATAAAGACCCTAACAAATTTGATACTATGATAAAAAGTATTCATCAAAGTCAAAAGCTAACTGACTAGGTGTGGAGTTGGAAGTGAGGTCCATCGATGAAGGGTCGTCTATTTTCTTTTCGTCTTGTGTCGATGTAGTCATTCATTAAATCCTCTGCACTATCCGGTGATACTGTTAGTAACTTGTGCCATGCCGCACCCCAAATCAAATCAACTCCAACTTCTTTTGCCGCCTTACGCATAGCATCAGCTATATTATCATAATCCACAATATCCCAAGATGGATTACTGCCATCATAAGCCATAAG